ATCTATCATAATAAGTGATAGAATCTCTTCACCAGATACTAACTTTAGAATACAATGAAATTCTTCTCCCATTAGTCTTTTAGAGGTATGTTTACAATATCGTAATTGAAGTTTTCTTCGTTATAAATTTTAATTCTTTCTATCAAGTGATTGAGTGTATAATTTTTTCTTGACTTGTAACTAATATCATCGGCAATATCATATAGAGTTGCCTTTACTTTATTTTCTCCTTTTCGCAGGACTCTTCCGATGGATTGGAGATTTCGTATCCTTGATTTGCTAGGCGAAGCAAATATAACATTATGAAGATTTCTGATATTGACACCAGTAGAAAAAGTGCCGTAGGAAGCAACGATGATAGCATTATTTTCTCTTTCGGTAATTTCTCTAACTAATTCGCGTTCTTCGGTAGCAACCCCACCATGAACAAAGAATACATGTCTATTATCAGTTTTGTTATTATTTATCAGTTCGTAAAGTGGTTGTCCGTGCCCTTCTACTCTGGCAAAAAGCACAAGAGTATTGCCCTTTAAATCAAGAGTAAGATTCTTTATAAAGTTATTTCTCTTTGAGTGATTAATAATATACTGAACTTCATCCTCAAAAGTTTCAAATCTATGAGGAGGATGTTTGAGTAGTAGAACCTTAATATCTAATTTGGCAAGATGACCCTTTTGCATCAGTTCATCTGTCTTGATAATTTTATATGATGGACCAAATAATCCCTCTAGAACCCACTTATGAGTTTGAGACCCATCGAGTGTTCCAGTGAATCCAAAACGGTATTTGGCATCACAAAGTTTAGTCATTATAGATATTAATGACTTGGATTTAAACTGGTGTGCTTCGTCTCCTACAACAACATTAAATCTAGAAAAGTACTGCTTGGGGAGTTTGTAAATGGACTGCCAGGTAGTAATAATGACTTGGGAATCAGTTTCTCTTTCCTTTCCCGCATAGATTTTGTGGCAGTATGAACCAACATCCCATCCATAATCTTCAAAATCTTTATACATTTGTTCTACAAGGGAAGTCGTCGGAACAACTACGAGAATATTTTGCTGCTTCTCAACGTAGTATCTCACAAGAGAATATATCATTAACGACTTTCCAGAAGCAGTTGGAGATATCAATAACTTACGATTATGTCTTAAAGCGTCGTATACTCCCTCAATTTGATAGTCGCGTGGGGAATGTCTACTGATCGCCGTCATATAATCCTTTACACCTTCTTTTGAGATGTTTTCATTTACCTCAAAAGGAAGGCCATAAAACTTATTATTCGTGAACTCATAGGTATAATTGTGGTCCTTACAGAACTGAATTACCCTATCTAAAAGACCAACATATATTTCTTTCGTATCTACATTAAACAAATAAATGAATCCATCCCACCACTTATTCCTATAAGCGGGTGAGAACTTTGCGTTTGGAACTTCAAATTGAAAAGTATCTTTTAACTCATAGTAGATATGAGGTTCTGCCTCTATTTGCAGATAAACCTCATTCTTTTTTGATATCACCAAATGAGACATTCATAAAGTATCAGTTATGAGTATTTATTTGGTAACAAAAAGAGGTATTTTTTACTTTAGGTAGCAAGTTTTATTCCAGATATTCCATACGATTGACCTCCACCAGGACTAAATCTTCCAGTTGTTCCTGATGCAGACCCAATACCTTGTGCCGTTGAACCTCCACCTCTTACTCTAGCAGTTTGATATCCGGTTCTTGGATTAATAGGACTCATTTTTTCCCCAGAAGGTCCTTTAATTTTTTGATATATACTACCTCTTTGAGCGGCACCTTCTGCATCACTTCTAGACCTTTTAGGTCCGGATGATGAAATATTAGTCGGTTTGTTTACTACAACATCTCCGGGTTTCGCTCCTGCTTCTAATGCTTTTTGTCCTACACCCTTTGCTGCGCCCAAAAATGCTTTTACTTTTTGCATAGGTGATAGTTTTGATTTTGCAGTTCCTACCGTAACATCATGAACCGCACCTTTGACTCCAGACAATTGAGATTGTAGACCTCTTACAGTAGAACGAACATTTTTTTCTCCTTCTTTATATGCTTGTTTGGCAATATTAGATGCAAATGCTGTTGGATTTATATGAGTTCTAATATATGTTGCCACATCTGGACCATTTTTCATTTTCCAATCAGTAGTGACTTTTGGATCTCTAACTGGACCTCTTCCCCTAAACCCTGCAATTGCAACATCTCTTCTAGCATTACCTTCACTTCCAGGAATTGGCATAGTTCCGGATGTACGGGGTGTTGATATATTTCGTAATTCTCTTGCTTCCTCTAAAAACTCTTTAAAAGTCTTCATCTTTATTACTATTTTATTTTTATTTAGTTATACCCTGCCGTGAACTTGTGCCATTCCAGTGCATTCTTGATTTGGAAAGTCCTATTTGAAATACACTTAATGACTTCTTCTAGAAACTTAAGCATAATGTCATAATATCTAATCTTCAAATCTACTTTACAGAGTCTCTCATCGGCGTCCATATACCTCTGTATGGCGTCCTTTTCTCTTACTTTATACGGAAATGGTTCTTCGGCGTAGACCTCTGCTGTTGCCTTTCCTGTGTAGTAGTTGTATCGTTCCAAACGAACTCTATTGTAAGTTTCTCTTGCCTTTTCACGAAGAAGAGTGATGGTATTGTATAGAGTATAATACTTGGAGTGAAGTTGAGGTATTTTTAGTGATTCATCGTGTAAATTATCAGGGTCTATGACAGAATCTCTCTGCCACATTTCCTGGATTTCATCAAGTGTCATAAGGGTTTATTATTATCATCAAGAATATTATACACAGTATACTTGAAAGCCACGTCTGCTGTAAAGTACTGAATATCGGTTTGTGTGGCATCAAACTCCAAAGAACTTAATGATACTGGAAATAAATCTTTAAACTTTACCACAGCAGTTGTATTATAATTACTGTTTAAGATATAGAGACTTCCATCACTAAATGCTCTTTTAGGGTCTTGTGATTGTGTTATGTCACTTACTATAGAGATTAGATCATCATATTGTTGTGCCGTTTCTGGGAACCCAAGACCGGTCAACCAGTTATGAATTGCCATATAATTTTCCATATTCTCATCAACCAAAAATCTTAGAGATAAATCACCATAGGTAATTTTATCACCAGGAACATCAATATCCTTTAAGTATGTTGGTTGAGTATTGAGTGATAATGTAATTTCTGGTATTCTTGCCGTATTACAGAAAAAGGCAACTTTAGGTTCTTTTGCTAGTGAGAATTTAAACCCAACTGGCGATAGAAAATTTCTATTATCAATTTGGTTGGGAAAGGAGCAAGGCATTTTTATTTTTATTTAGATATAAAAAAAGGGACCCGAAGGTCCCTTGGGAGATTGTGAGAAAGGCTCACATTAAATTGGCTACCTTGACTCTTCTGTAGTAGACGTTAGAGTCAGTTGAGATAACACCAGGATTGGCGGTATCAACGCCCTTAGCGAATGGGTTAGCAACCATACCATAACGAGTCTTAAACCCGATTTTTGGTTGGAAGGTGTTCTCACCAACGGCACGAACCATTTGGAGAGGAACATAAGGGCAGTAGAATAGACCTGCGTCATAAGGTGAAGAACCCTTATAACCAACAACATAGAACTGATTAGGTGCTACGTTTGCCGAATATGGGTCAATATAAACCTTATACTTGCCTTGAAGAACGCCAGCAAATGTATTGCCGGTGTCATCAACATTGAGGTTTGCGTTGAGTGCTGGGGTGTAATCAAGAACTCCTGCCATCGCAAGTGCCGAAGCAACGTCTGCGGAGCAAAGAATCATGTTACCCTTTCCTCTACGAGTTTGTTGGGCGATAGCGTTAGCATCGCGCTCGATTTGGAAGATAAGACCCTTGAACTTCTCAACCGACCAACGACCGTTGGAGTCAACGTCGAGGTCAAAAGTACCAGCAGTAGCAGTGTTTGCCTGAGCACCTGCCTTAGCACTCTTATAGATGGTTCTGATAACTTCGCGGTTGATTTCAGCAAGAATCTCAGTTGAGAGGATGTTTGCTAATTCCGCTTCGGCATTCAGACCGTGGATTGCCTTGAGGTCTTGTGCGAGCTCAAGTGAGTACTCGGCTTTCAGAGCGCGTGATTTAGCAGTAACGGTGACTTTCTCGATTGAGAATGCCATTTCGTTGAATGCCGAACCCGATTCTCCAAGACCCTCAGAGTCACCAGTATTCATACCGGTGGAAACTCCATATGTTCCCGCAGTTGGAGTATCGTTCAGAACACTAGGATTGTTCTGGCCAACCGAGGAAGCAGTAGTACCGAATCCGACAGAACCAGATGCAAGAGTACCCTGAGCT